ATGAGGCAGATTAAATCTGCCATTAACTCTAATGGGGTTACTACTTCAAAGATTAAAGGGGATACCGATGCTCAAACTGCTGAGTTGCAAGCGGCTGTTACACAAGTATTAAAAAGCGGTTCAGCTAATCAGAACTCAAAGTTTGTTGTTGGCACAGATACTAAGGAGCTAACTACTTGGCTTGACACTTACATCTCAGACAAAAATGCAATTCAAACTGAACAGCTACAGCAAGATTCTATATCGAAAACAGAAGACTACAGTACTATCCACGTTCCTAGTATGAACAAGTTTACTGAAAGCTTCATGTCAACGAACGTGCCATCGTTAGAAAACTCTAGCAATCCTGTTGAAACCTTTATTGCCAATCAAGAAGTTCTTTCCGCAGAGAGAGCAAAAAGAACTGGCATGGCAGAGCAAAGGCAGATTAAAGAAACAGACGTTGAAGAATTAAATATTTACAGACAACTAAATTCTATGACGTTGTTGACTTCAGTGTTTGGCAAAGACATGACTGCCGCTAAATGGGCTAATGTTAAACAGGCTCTTGTAAATAAAAAAGAATTTTCAGAATGGATGAGTGACGATCAAAAGGCGGCAATTCAAGCTATTATTGATACTCAAGGCTATAAGCCTGATAAAGACCAAGGGGCGTTTACTACTTACTTTAATCAAAATGGCTCTACTGAAAGCATACTTCAATCTTCTAGAGACACTATAAATGAAAAGAACAGAATCAGTAGCATCCCCAGCAACAATCTTAGTGCCAATAATTGGGCTAATGAATATGAAAATAGCGATGATTTAATTGGTTCGTTCAATCCAGACTCTGTTGCTGAAGCAAGAAAAGAATTAGACGATAGGCAAAAAGTAGCCGATGGTCTGTATCAAAACAGAGAGATTGATGAATCTAAAACTAAATTAGATGGCTCTCGCAGAATTAAGACTTCACAGTTTCTTAATCAAATTTTGCCTGACATTACTAATATGGAGCAAACTGATTTAATTGCTGTAGAAACTTATCTTAATCAAGGTACTATCATTAAAGGCAAAGAAGAATTTATCGGCAGAATTAAACCAAGCTTAGACTCTTTGCTTAAAAATAATATGTATATTAGAGGTACTGATGACCAAGCCTTTAGTTCTTGGTTTAACTCTAAAGGTGTTGATGCTTCTAAATTTAGTGCTGAAGCTGAAAAACTTCAAGCCAAAGAAGATACTGCCGCCGCATCTCAAACTTCTTTAGATGTTCTTACTGGTGCGGCTGATGAAATAAATCAAGGGAAAATTCGTTCTGAAGGTTCTTCATTAAATAACAATGGGGATAATACTTTCTTTGCAGACACTTTAGAACGTGGTTTTAATTATATTGATAGCATTGACCCAAGTAATGAAAAAATTACAGCAACGGTTAGAGCAACTGCTTTAGCTAATCATATTGATTCTACCTTTGGTGGCTTTATAGATGGCTTGCGTAATGGCAGTAGCGTTATGAAAAATGCTCAAGGAGAAGTTGTTGAATTAAATAGCCGTTCGCTTCGTGGCATATACATGGCAGTTAAAACTAATGGCGGCAATATGACTGGTGTGCCAGAGTCACACAGAGAACAGCTTTCAATTATGCTAGAGATGGCAAACAAGAAATCCCCTAATGCTTTGCAGGGTGTTGCTAATGATATTAAAACAACAATAAGCACTTTAAAGGGTGAAGAAAGTCAAGACGCTGAATTATTGCGTGGTCAAAATGCTGGTCAAGTTGTTGAAGGCGGTGCATTTGGAAGCAATGCATATGGCTCAACTGTTGCAGACCAAAAGGCTTACATTAATACAAAAGCTGGTAACGCAACTAATAACGATAGATTTTATTTTACTAACGAAGACTCTTTGCCTAGTGAAAACATGCCAACAGGCACAAAAGAAGTCTATCGTCAGATAAGAAATCTTCACGCAATTCCAGAAGTTTTTTCTAGTACCATGACTCAACTGGCTAATGGAACATTGTCAGCACAGCAAGCTAATGTAGCAATACAACACTACGCTAACAATCGAAACGCAGTTTCTGGCATGACTGGTTATAGCATTAATCATCTGGCTATAGCTGAAGGTGGCACAGCCATGGATGCAAAGACAATGGCTAAACTAGATACTGTGTTATCAATAATGGATGTGGAAAACATTGACGCGGCTAGTGCTATTACAAGAGTCAATGAAGTTGATGATGTAGCAAAAGATTTAAACAAAACTGTATTCCAAGACAACATGAAGAAAGCTTTAGATAAAGAAGAAAATGAAAAGTATAATGTAAAAGATTATTTAATAGATAACTTTGAGGGCAACTTAAATGTTGTGACCCAGCTTTTGCCTTATGCTGAGACAATGATTGAAAACGGCATGACGTTTGAAACATTGGATGCAAAGCTAGATGACTTTTACAATACGCAATTCTTACCAACTGAAGGGTTTGTTGTTGATTATTCTTCTGGCTACGGCAACAGGTCTAGAGCTTCTTTAAGGGCTACTGTTGGTGAAGCCAACGTAGAAGGCTTTGTAGATAGTGTTGATGAACTTCTAGGTAGTGGCACAGTATTTACTGCTAGTGGTGAGTCTGGTTCTTTTCTTTTATCAAAAGATGTTGAGTACAATCAAAGAGCAGAAAGCACTTTCTTCCAAGATATGGGGGAAGGCGCGGCATTTTTTATAAGCCCTCAAAATACAATGTTAATGAGGCAGTCTCGAAAAGCAGAAGCTATAGCTAAAGAAAGAGAGTTAGCCGCTTCTGATGATGGAGTAGACAGAAAAGCTGTTCTTGTTCCTATTAGATATTCTAACAATCAAGTTATGTATCGGGTTATGGGGATTGTTAAAAACAAATTAGTACCTTTGTTCCGCATGACAGAAGATGCAGAAGGGAATAAAGTTTCTAGTCCTCTTATGGTTCGCCCTCAAAGAGATTTAAGAAATGGTTTAGAACCAGTTCGCGCGGAAGATTATTTAACTCAAGATGAAATAGATTTGAATAACAGGCGCAGAGGAAAACTATGAGCAACAATGCGTTAGTTGTAGACCCATTTGGTTTTAATCAAAGCCCCTTAAAAGCTGATGTTGAGTCAGATGTAAGCACTGCTCAGACTGGTTTTTTAGATGTTGTTGGTGCGAACCTTGGTTATACCTACGACCCTATCATTGAGTATGTTGGTGACAAGGTGCGTTATGGCAATAGGTTTGATAAAGACTTTGACCCTATCAACAACATGGAAGGGTATGAACAATTTGCCAGTACTTTGATTGAGGCTCGTAATGCTGATCATATGGAGTCTCTCAAACGTCAAATTAGAGAATCTTCTGACAGAAGAAAGATTATGGCTGACGCTGGTTTTGTTCAGAATGTGGTAGCTGGGGTCTTTGACCCCATTAACTTATTGGCTTTGCCTTTTGGTGGTGCTGGTATTTTTGCGGCAGGGGCAAGAGCAACTGCGGCAGGGGTGATGACAAGAGGCGCATTGCGTACTGGTGTGGGTGTTGCCACATTGCAAGCTGGTCAAGAAGCAATCAAATATCCTTTCGACCCATTAGCCACTGTTGAAGAATCTGCTCTAAATGTTGGTGCGGCTTTTGTAACTGGTGGTTTAATAGGTGGTTTGATTTCTGTACCAGCCGCAAGAAGGGCTAAAGTTGAATTACAAACTACTAAAGATATTGAGGAAATGATTGAGGTCACAAAAACTGTGACTCAAGATGACGCGGCTAAGTTAGGCAAACCAGAAGAAAGAAAATTTGGAACTGTTGATGAGCAGACTTTAGAAGTTGAAGCTAAAACTTTGCCTAAATTTATTAGTGATATACAAAAAAGAATAGATAGAGTTAAAGCTAGGTTAAACAAAACCCCAGAAAAACTAGATGATGTTGCGCTAAAAACAGAACAAGAAGGCTCAACCAAAGTATATCACGGTACAAACCTGTCTAATAAAAAAGGCGTAGTTGATGCTGAGTCTCCAAAACCTACAATGGAATCTTTTATTAATAAACGTGGTGAGCTTGTGTTGCGTCCTAGCGTTGGTGACTTTGATGCTCAAAGGGGCAATGGTGTTTCTTTTGGAGAAACATTTGAGGTTGCTAGAAACTACACTTACAGACGCGATAACTATTCACGCGACCCATCTGATAACAAAGATGGTGTAATTTTTGTTATTGATAAAGATGCTTTGCCCCCCAGAAAAGAAGAAACTATGGGCGAGAGCGTTGTTTATACTGACGCTGATATTATTATTCCTAAAGGAAAGTATGAAGTACTTACTAAAAAAGACTTTGACCGCACTGGCAAACAAACTCCTATTAAACAGCAAGACCTAGACAACCTTGAGAAAGCAAAGGCAAGGGCTGAAAGTGACTTAATTGAGTTAAAGCAAGAGAAAATCTTTAGAAGAATGGAAAGTGTAAGGGGGTTTGAGGAAGCTGTAGATGACCCTTATCGTCTGGCAGATAGCTGGTTCACTAACAGTTGGATATACAACAAGCTTGTACCTACTCCAATGAAGAACGCACTGCAAGGGAGCATACCAACTACAATTAAAAAGAAATTTGTAGATGCGTTTGGTGATAACGCTCAGTATATGAACTTAAATAAGATCGGTCTTACAAATGGACACTCTGCTTATGTAATGGCGAAGGTTCGTGAAGGCGAATACGTTCAAGTTATGGACGCTCTTATTAGTAATTTTGCTAGATTAACTGGAAAAGGCAACAATACTATTGCGGATTTTGCTGGTGTGAAAACACCTATTGGCAGAATTGCAGATACTCGCCCAAGAGGATTTGATGATTTTGCTAAAGAAGTTAATCGTAAATATATTATGGGTGAAAAAGGCGCAACAGATTTAGAAAACGAATCTATTCAAGTGTTGCGAGACTTTTACAAAAAATGGGGAGAGAGATTAGAAGACGTTGGGTTGATTGGAACTCGAAAGTTTTTTGAAAACTCTAAGATATTTAAGGAACGTAGACTTGCTGAAGCAGTAAAGATACGCGATGAACTACGCGCAAAAGAAGGCAAGAACACAGATTATATTAATAATCAAATTTCTAAGAAAATTAAAATTGTTCAGAAATTATTAGATGAAGAACAAGCTAAAGGTTTGACTGTAAATCAATTAACTCTTTTGCAAAAATTAACTAAAGAAATAAACGAATTTAAGACAGGTAAGAAAAGCAAGACATTGACTGAGCGTCAACGTGCTTATCTTGTTGCTCTTGAAGAACGCGCTTATAGATACACAAAAGAAATTGATGAGCTTACTACAACGCTTGATGGCTTGAGTGATGTTTCAAAGCTTGCACCAGATGCAGAAGATATGTTCCCTAGATATTGGGATAGGGATGCTATTCTAGCTAATAAAGAAAAGTTTACTCAAATATTAGAAAACTGGTACGAGCGTAATCCTAAGATTGTAAGTCGTGATAAAGAGGGTAAGTATCAAGAAACTGATATGTCTGCTGACCCTAGAGATATTCGCAAAAGAGCAGAAGATACTGTTAATAAAATTTTAGGTTTAGATGATTTAACTGCCGAGCCTGTGTCTTTCTTTGGCATGGGGAAGTCTAAGCATTTTAAGCACAGAGAATTAGATATACCTAACAGTTTGGTTTTTGATTTTATTCAGAACGACCCCATTGTTGTTATGAAAGCGTATACTAATCGTGTTGCTCCTCGATATGAATACGCTAAGAAGTTTAACTCAAAGTCATTAGATGAAGTCTTGGAAGATATTGAAGATGAAATGATGGCGGCTGGTAAAAGTACTAATGAAATCAACGCTGTTCGCAAAGATTTTATTATTATGTACGACAGAGTTGTTGGTACTGTTTATCGTAATCCTGATACATGGAGCAACAAACTGGCAACTGTTATGCGTGATGCCGCACAGCTTAATTACTTAGGCTCTGCTGGGTTTTCTACTTTGCCAGACGTAGCTAAGATTGTAATGGAGCATGAGCTTGGCACTATTATGAAAGTGCTGACAGATGTTATGGGCGATCAAAGGGTTCGTATGAACGCTTACGAGGGTAGAATATCTGGTGAAATACTAGATATTATTAACGGTTCTTCTCATATGCGTGTGACTGAAGAATTGTCTAATGATGTCTTTAGCAAAAACTTTTACGACAAAACAGCAGACGAAGCTAAGAACGTATTCTATATGCTGAATTTGTTAGCTCCATTTACAAGAGTGTTTAAGCAAATGGACAGCATGTGCCGCGCACACACTATTGTTGACATGGCTTTAAGACGCGCAGACCCAAATGGTAAACTGTCAGATTTAGATTTGGGGTACATGAGTCGGTACAATATCGGCAGTGACCAAGCAAAACAAATTAAACAGCTTGTTGACATGAACATTATCGAAAACTCCAGACCAGATGGTTCTGGTGTCTGGCTTTTGAATACTGAAAAATGGCCTACTGATGCTGTGTTTACACAATTAAGAGATGATGTCAGAGGTTCTTTGAACAGTGGCATTATGAATACAATTCTTATGGGTACACCAGCAGACAAACCAGTTCTTGTTGATGGCATATTCCACATACCTATGAGGGTTGCTGGTAAGTTAGGCATGAAAGAAGACCCAAAGGTTCGAGGCTATGCTCGAATTGAAAATGGTTTGCTGGGTATGCCGTTTCAGTTTATGTCATACAGTTTTGCAGCCGCTAACAAAATCACTGCCGCTTATGCTCAAGGACAGGTGCGTAACAGATTTACTGCAATGGCATTATCTGTTGGGCTTGGCTATATGTCTCTTAGCATTAAATACAACCAGCCATTTAACAGCGAAGGTAGCCAAAGATATTGGGAACAGATGAGTTGGCAAGATAAACTAGGTAGGTCTATAGACCAATCAGGGTTATTGGCTTTGTTTACTGACCAGCTATACACAGCAATGTCTACGTCTGCCGCATTAGGTGGTCCTGATTTGGGAATGGGAATTATTAATCCAAAAGTTACGCCAAAAGAAGGCGACTATGGTTCTATTGCAACTGGTTACGGTGGTGCTGGTGTTAGTATTGCAGACGATCTTGTTCGCAACGGCTTAATGGAATTTATGTCTGGCAACTTTGGTGAAGGCTCAAAGAACATATTAGAGAATTTGCCATTTATGAGGCTGTGGTTTTTGAAGGGTATGGTGTCTGCAACTGGTGACGCTATGTCTAGAAGTAGGTTCTAAATTGTGCGTTGCGTGAATTTTTTTTGGCTAGTAAGGTTCGAGCATGGCTATTTCGTTAAATAATAACACACCTAGAGATTCGTATACTGTAACAAGCGGTAATACTCAGTCTTTATTTAATGTTACTTTTTCTTTCTTCGACCAAGAAGACTTAGATGTTTACTTAAATGGTGTGCAAATTTCATTAGGTGCAGATTTTACTGTAACTGGTGGCAATGGTTCTACTGGAACTATTAGCACTGTTGTTCCTGTTGCACCTGTTGGCTCTAATAGCACTGTAGTTATTACTAGAGACATTCCGCTTCAAAGAACCACAGACTTTCCGTTGTCTGGTGTGTTTAATATTGAGGCTTTGAATACAGAATTAGATAGATTGATTGCTATTGCTGGTGATTTGTCTGATGCGTCTACAAGGTCTATTAAATTAAACCCTGCTGACCCTGATGCTACTCTAAACCTTCCTGTTGTTTCCTCCCGAGCTGGTAATGTGCTTGGATTCGATGCCGATGGCGATGCCATTGCGGGTCCTGCCATTACCACGCTCAACAATGTGGTTGCTAATCAAACTGCCGCTAATACTGCGGCTACAAATGCGGCAACGTCTGCGGCGGCGGCTCTTGTAAGCGAAACAAATGCGGCTACATCAGCTACAACTGCCGCGAATACTTTGTCTGCGGCTAATCTTCCTACTAATTTTGTGGGTGAGGCTGGTAAAGTTCTCGAAGTAAACCCTGCTGAAACTGGTTATCAACTTGCTACATCTGCACAGAATAATGGTGTGTTTTATGGTCTGTATGTTGATGGCTCTACTGGCACATTAAAGGTTGACCATAGTGAGTTAGGTGTAGCTGGTTCATTCGACTTAAATAATTATGACAATTATTTTTTCTCATCTCCAAATGTAACATTTACCATTTCTGCAAGTGGTGTGTTGCAAATTAACACTCCATAGGGGAAGCTAATGGCAACGATAGATATTGGAAAAATCAGATTCACATGGAAAAGCGCATGGGTAAACACCACAGCTTACAGCCAGAATGATGCGGTTAGTTACAATGGTAGTTCATGGATTGCCAAGATTGACCAAACTGCTTCTGCTTATAATGCTCTTACAGTCTATAGTTCTGGGGACTTGGCTAGTGATGGGGGAGTTATTTACCGCTTTATAAATGTCACACCAACTGCTGGGCAACAACCATCAGCTAGTGTTGGCTACTGGTCTACTAATGAGCCAACCTCAACTAACACTGTGTATTGGGATATTGTTGCTGAAGGCACAAACATCCTGACAACCCAAGGCGACTTGATGACTCACGATGGCAGTAATGCTACTCGTCTTGCCAGAGGTAACAACGGTGAGGTTCTGACAGTATCAGGTAGCGATGTTACATTTTCTCCTTTAGATGCTTTGTCAGGTAGAAAATATCTTAAGCCAAACTATGACCAAGTTGTTTATCACAATGCGACAAACACTTATGGGGCATCTGGTTCTAGGGCTTGGCTTGCTGACTATGCTAACAACTGGATACCCGAAAGCGGTATACCCAATCCAAAGATGAGTCCTCTTATGTTTCAAGATAAGTTGACAGGATACGGTGGTGGGTATCGTGGCTTTGCGTATCTAAATCAGAACCATGAAGTCATTCTATCTGGCACAGATGGTTATCGTGTAATGGGTAACTCTGGTGGCAACACTCATCGCAGAGGTATTACAACTAATGTATCTCCTGAGTTTGGTGGGTTAGAAGATGGCGAATACTTTGTTCGCATCTGGTATCAGTATTACAATCTTTATGTAATGACTAACAAAGGTGGATTGTTTGCGGCTGGTTACAATGGTCACGGACAACTTGGTGTTGGTGATACTACAGATCGAAACAACCTTGTGCGTGTTCCTGCATTTGGTCAGGGGAGAACCCACGGTGGCACTGGCACTCGTTTGTGTGGATTCTGGACAAGTGGTGGTGGCGAAGGTTCTGGTCAAGAACATGCTTGTTACGGCATTGATGAGCAAGGCAGACTTTTTGTTTGGGGTCAAAACAGACAAGGTATGTTGGGCAATGGTAACGCAACTAACCAAAGTCGCCCTCAGTTAATAACTACAATGAGTGACGTAACTCACATTGAAATTGGCTATCATTCAGCTATGGCTGTTGATGGAAACAAAAATGTTTTTGCCACAGGTTACAATACCAACGGTCATCTTGCTGGTATTTCCGCACAAAATACTGCTGTTAATACTTGGACACAAATATCTGGTGCAACAAATGCTTATCAGATTATTAATAATAATTACCAACACTATGCTGGTGGCTGGACTTATTATGGAACAAGTTACTATCTAAATGAAAGCGGAGAGCTTTACTCATCTGGGTATGGTGGCAATAACGCTTTAGGAACTGGCTCAACGGCTAATGCAAATGCTTATTCAAGAATTGGCGGTTCTTCTACATATTCACGGATGCATGCTCATGGTCAAAGTCGAGACTTTGTTGGCGTAGTTATTGGTGGAACACCATCATCACCTGATAATACTATTTATCAATGGGGTGATAATGGTAACGCACAATTAGCTGATGGCGGTACAACTAATTCATCAAGCCCAATTCAGCCATCCATTACTATGCTTTACACAAACACTACAACATCAACTGCGGCTGATAGTGCGCCAACTAGCACTGCTCTTACGTTCCCAAGAACTGACATTATAAAAGTCTGGCCTCAGTCTGGCATACTTGGTCAAACAACAAGCCACATTTATTGTGAAGATAGTGTTGGTAATTTGTATGTAAATGGTTACAGCCAAGGGTTTACATATTATCAAAACAATCATGGCAATACTAACATCTTGAATTTTAGGCAAGATGTCGGTCCGATGAGTACACCAGAAACAACGACCACTAACTTCTGGGTTGGAGAAACTCAGAGAAGTGTCGAAGCTATTATAACAATGGGCTATTCATATAACTCAGAGGGAACTTCACTCTGCTTTATGAGTGATGGCACTATCTTGGTTCGTGGTTACAACGCTCAAGGACAGATTGAGTCTAGCGACCAGTACATCGAATCTTGGATGCAACTTAATTAGAGGTAAGTAATATGGCTCAAGCACTTTATAAATGGACTGGCGAAATCACTGAACCTGATGGTTACGACAGTGAGTTGGAAGCCCCACAATGGTATGGGTATGATGGGGATGGCAATGGTTATGCTTTGTTAGAAGCAGATTTTGCATCTTCATGTTCTTCATCTAATGACGATCTTGCCGCCACTACAGCTACGGAAGATAAAAATTGGGTTAAGACTAATAGTCCTCAAGCAAAAATTTTGAACCAAGAATGTGTTGAAGAAATAAGGCAGAGCTATTCTATTGATGATGAGCTTCAAGCGTTACGAACTGATGACGCTACAGTTAAAGATGCTATTGCCGCTATTGTAGCTTCTTGTGTCACAAAGAAAAACGCATTGGTGGGTGATTAATGTCTAAGCCTACAGCGCAAACAGTTAAGTCACAGATAGATACACACGAAGCTGTGTGTGCTGAACGGTGGCGTGAAACTATAATCCGCATTAAAAGAATAGAGCATATTATGATTGGTTCTGCTGGGACAACTATCGTGTTATTGCTCACGATGGTGTGGCGTGGTTAGCTATGCTTGCCGAGATAGCCGCGGCTAATGCCGCATTTGCTGTAATTAAAACAGCGTTGATGAATGGCAAGAGTATTGCAGATGTCGGGTCTAAAGTTTCTGATTATGTTAATGCTACTGAAGACTTAAGAAAATTAGGTGAGAAAAAAAAGAGAAGTGTATTGGCTTCTGGCGGTGAGTTAGAAGAATTTATGCATTTAGAAAAGCTCAAGCAACAAGAAGAAGAACTGAAACAACTGATGATATACACTGGTCGACCCGGACTTTGGGGAGATTGGGTAAGATTTCAAGCTGAAGCTAGAAAAGCTAGAATCAAAGCGGCTCAAGACAGGAAGAAAAAAATACAGCATTGGATCGAAGTGGGTCTAATTAGTATTCTTTGTCTGGCTTTAGTATCTACTATCATCGGTTTCTTTTATTGGTTGGCTTATGTCCATGATAGATAGAATACTAGACTACTCACGCAAAGCCGCGCTTCTACCTAGAGGCATGATGCTCGTTATGACTATGATGAGTTGGCGTTGCGCTGAGTGGTTCATGGATTTAGACGCGCCTACTGCGTCTCAGTCAGCTTTCGTTAGCGTTGTCATGGGTGCTATGACAGGCGCGTTCGGCATTTGGATGGGGCATGAGAACAAAAAATGATACAGTTACTAGGTGTAGTGGGCAGTTTAGCCCAGACTTTTCTTGAAGGTAAGGTTGAAAAACAAAAGGCTAAGTCTGAAATTCTAAAGACTGCGGCACAGCATGATAGTAAGTGGGAACTTATTATGGCTGAGTCTACAAAGTCTAGTTGGAAAGATGAGATAATAACTATCGTTGTGCTTGCTCCTTGTGTCATGGCATGGATAGACCCTGACTTAGCTAAACGTGGGTTCGATGTTATTGCTGAATTGCCTGATTGGTATCAAAACATATTGTATGTTACCATCCTAGCTGGTCTTGGTTTAAAAGGATTAGATAGGTTTAGGAAAAAGTAATGCAGTTATCAGAGAATTTTAGCTTAGAGGAAATGATTAAGAGTCAGACCGCGTTACGCAAAGGTATCTCTAATCAGCCCTCAGAAGAACACACAAAGGCTTTAACAGAATTATGCATCAACCTACTTGAGCCTATTAGATGGCACTTCAGCAAGCCTATAAGCCCCAGCAGTGGGTATCGTAGTCCAGAGCTATGCGTTGCCATCGGATCAAGTATCCATTCTCAACATGCTAAAGGCGAGGCGGCTGACTTCGAGGTGGCTGGTGTAGATAACTACAAGTTAGCTACCTACATTGAGGAGACAATGGATTTCGACCAGCTTATTCTTGAGTATTATACTGGTGGCAATACTGGTTGGGTTCATTGTAGTTACAAAACTATAGGCAATCGCAAAGAAGTTTTAACTTACAATGGTAAAGAATATATGAATGGATTAGTTCTCTAAAGAATAAGGGGCAAGCCCATCGACTCGCCCCTTGTCGGAGGAAGGAGAACTAATCAAACCCCCAACTAATCCTAGAAGGGAATGTCATCATCAATGACAACATCCTTGCTAGGATTATTATCTGTTGGTGGTTGATTGTCAACCTGACTTTGAGGCATTGACACTTGGGCTGACATAAAGTTCTTGCCATCCTCAGTTTGTTTTTTCCATGCCGCAATTCTTATCTTGCCGAAACTGCCCTGCTCATCCATCAACCCAGCATACTGTACTGAGCCTGTGTAGTCGGGCTTCTTGTCGTTGTCACCCTTGTCGTTGGGGAACACGGCACCGATTTTTGCCCAGACATCAATGCGCTTTGAACCATCTTTGTTCTCTGCTGTTGTCAGGATGGTCTTGTGTTCGTGTCCAAACACATCGACCTTGCCTTGAAGTATAAACTTCTGTTCGGGGAAGGGGGTAAAGAAAGCCCCCGAGTTTGTGTTGTCATATTCTTCAGCCATTACCATGCTCCTTCGTCTTTGGTTGCTGTTGTTGATTTGCCGCCACTCACTTTTGGCGTTGGCATACTTGCTGAATTTCCATCATCATCTTCAGATGGCAGACCAAACGCTGATTGTAATCCATAGCGTTTAGCATAAGTGATACCTGATCCCATCTTCTGTGGGTCAGTGTTGTCTTTAGTCAGGATAGGTGTGCGTCCTGTGACTGACTCACCTGACTCATGCATAAGTATTGTAGTTACAAACATATGCGTTTCATCAAAGTCCACAAGCTGTGTGAATGTAAGCCCACACTTTCCAGCCTCCGCTCGAACAGTCTCAATGACTTCTTCTAGTGAAGCATACTTTGATTTGAAGAATGGATTGTTAGCACCCTTCTTCGCGGCGGCACCTGAGTTGTGAAACTTAATTAAAGCTTTACATAATTCTTGCATCTTAGTTCTCCTTTACTGTGAAGCGCAAAGCACCACGCTTATCACGCTTGATTGTGAGAAGTTCACAATAAACTTCTCGCTCGTTATCACCGACCATATCCTTGAGATTTGATTTGACGTTATCAAATGTCTTGGCTTCGTCAGCAAACTTAATGTAGTCGTGACACATAGACATAAACTCATTGTCACTACTGGCATCTCTACGCACCATGCCATCAACAGGAATCTTATCTATAGATGTGGGTGCTGGTGCTGATGCTGGTTCTGTGTCTGTAGTTACACACTTCCAGAACTCAGCTAGATGGACTTGCATCTTGTTGATGTAATCCCAATCCTTCTTAACGTACACACACTCCCATCTATTGTTACCGAATATAACAGATACATAGATGCCATCTTTTATACCCAGCCACATATAGAATTGTAGCTGTGGCATGTATCGTTGAAGCACTGCCTCCATGTTGTTACGCTCATGAGTATGTTTGCACTCAATCATTTCGTGAGTGGTGCTATCAGACAATGGCTGTATCATTGCATCGGCTACACCTTTGAGGGGTATGCCTTCCCAATTCATTTCCATTGGGTACTGCCACGCAGATATATTTGTATCTGGGTGTTGCTCAACAAACCAATCGAGGTTGAAGCTTTCGGTATGACTGCCAAGCTGTACTGCTATGTTGCCAGATAAATCATCTGGCTCTACACGGCCTGTCTTTTCAAGCCATAGCTTGTGCCAATCACCAGCCATGATACGGTTGGCATCACTGCCACCCAAGAAACCTTTGCGTTCCATATTAGTTCTCCTTTGTTAGTGATAGATAGTGAGAAGGTATCCACTAACTATGGTACTGCGACCATCGACAGTCCTGAACGAGCCACTATCTATCTTGATTATATTACTGCAATTACGCAGTAAGTTCAACCCTCTTTCTTTCGAGGGCTACCATTAGAAGCTCACGCTTCTTCATACGCCATTTGATTTTGGCGTATATCTCTGCATAAGAAGGCCAGAAGGTTGTAGTCTCTGACGTTTCTTTGATTGCACGAACAACAATATCGGCAGGGTATTCAGATAACTGCATAGCTATTGCTTGTATGCGTACACTGTAATCATCTGCGTTCTCGCCAGATGGTTTGACAACAAGAGCCGCTAACATTTTTAGTTGGCTGATGATGTCATCTACTGGCAGGGGAACGAGCGATGCCGCAACCGCCCCCATCGCTCGATCAACTGCCAGTATGTCATCACATGATATGGTGTAGCCATTGAGTCTGATGTCAACGTCACCGTCCTTAGGATAGCGCACTGTTTCTTTAGCTACTACCTGACAGCCGAGAATGGATTCCACCGAACAAAGAAGATTTGTGTCCACCACGTTTGGCTTTCCAATTTCCAGTAGCCTTGCTACCGCTTTCTTTTTCTGCTCTCCACTTAATGACGTTATTACACCAGTACCTATATCCGC